CTTATCGTCGGCAGCGTCAGATGTGTATAAGAGACAGATATAAATTAAATGATAAATATAGGTAGAAGGAGGATATATGGATAACAACGAGATATTAGAACTTGCAAAAGAACTTGAGAAATTATATAAAATAGACAAAGAAGCATATAATTTGATAATTGAATTGATAAAAAAATTAAGACAAATAGATTAATATCTTATTTGTCTTTTTTATTTTTATTGTTTAAACTTATTATTAATTTTTTTACTAATTCTTTATCTTTTTCATCTAATTTGTTTATTTCATTGGCCCACTCGATATGAGTATGTTCTGTATGTTTCATAAATGATATTTCTTCTCTATCCAGCAAGTAATCTAAAGTTACATTAAAGTAATTAGCTATATTTATTAATATATCTCCGGGTATAGATCTCTTATTTTGAAGATATTTACATAATGTTTGATAATTAATATTAAGAGCTTTTGATAATTCTAATCTGGACATGTTTTTATCATCCATTAATTTCAAAATTTTATCTCCTGTACTCATAAATCCTCCTCACCGACATAAATCGATATCCCTATATATACACGATTATACCACAAAGTGTATAATTTAAAATATTTTTATACAATCTGTATAAAAAAGCTTGACATTATACAATTTGGATAATATACTCTAAGTATAAATAAATAACTTGTCCAAAGAAAGAAGGTGAAAAACAATGACTGATAAACTAATAGCTTTCAGACATAGTAAAAATAAAAGCATAGTAGAATTTGCTAAAGAACTAGGGTTAGGCTATGACACATACTATAAAATAGAATCATGTCAAAGAAAACCCAGTTATAATTTCTTAACAAAATTTAAAAAAGCATATCCAGAAGCAGATATAGATGACATTTTTTTTAATGATAGTTTAGACAAATTGTCTAATTATTAATATGCATATATTAGACACATAGGACAATTTTATCTATTCATAAAATTTTAAGGGGTGAATTTATGGACAATAGATATTACGAAAATGATATAGCAAAAGTAAAGATATCATTTTCAAATCGTAGTAAAGAAGAACAGGATAGAGTATTTAAAAACATCGCAGAAGCTTGTTACAACTTAGTTTTATATGAATATAAGAAGGGGGTAACAAAAGATGAAAATAAAAATATCTCTGGAGGAACTAAAAGTACTATCTAAGTTATTACCAAACCTTACAGTTAAAGAGTTCATCGAAATAAACAAAAGATAAATTTTCAAGAAAAATTTAAGGAGGTGAACAAATCATGGAAGAAAGCGGACAAGCAGTACAAGCATACTACTACTTAGTTAAGTATTTTGGATATGAAAATACTGTAGCAGCATTTCTAGAATGGAGAAACAAATATAAAGATTTATTCTAAGGGGGAATAGTATATGTCAGATTTATATCAATCTTACAAAACATTTAGCAATAATGAATTTGGAGAAATAAGAGTATTAGAAATTGAAAACGAGCCTTGGTTTGTAGGTAAAGATATAGCAGATGCATTAGGTTATAGCAATTCAAGTAAAGCAGTATCAATGCATTGTAGACACATAAGAAAAGAAGTTATAGAAACACATTCCCAAAATGGGAACATGGTTAAAACACAAACTTCTTTAATACCAGAAGGTGATATATACAGATTAATTATAAAATCACAATTACCTAATGCAGAAAAGTTCGAAAGTTGGGTATTTGATGAAGTTTTACCTTCTATAAGAAAACATGGAGCTTATATGACAGAGGATACAATAGAAAAAGCATTAACTAGTCCAGATTTTCTTATACAGTTAGCAACTAAGTTAAAAGAGGAACAAGAAAAATCTAAACAACTTGAGGACAAGCTAGAGAAAAATAGTAAGATGCTGAACCAAATATCTGCTAGTAAAAATTCTTTATTGGTTAGGGAAGTAGCAAAGATACTAAGTAATCACCATGGCATAGTTATAGGAGAAAAGAAATTGTACCAAAAGCTTAGAGATTGGGGCTGGATATTCAAGAATAGTACAGAAGCTAAGCAAGAAGCGATAATACATGGATACTTAGAAGTAAGAGAAGGGACTAGAGAAAGTTCCAAAGGAGTATTTACATTCCATGTTACACGCGTTACCGGAAAAGGACAGAGGAAAATACTTGAAAAGCTATTAGAGGAGTTGGAAGAAGGTGAAACTATTGCAAATAAATAAAAAAATGAATGATATAAGTGGTCAAAAATTTGGTAGATTAACAGCTATAAAACCTTGCGGAAAGAATAAATGGAAAAATATTATGTGGTTGTGTAAATGCGATTGTGGAAAAGAACATATGGCAACAGAAGGCAAATTAAAGCAAGGTAAAGTTAGAAGTTGTGGATGTTTAGCTAAAGAAATGCATATTAAACAACTTGAAACTCATGGATTAACTACTGGAGGCAAGCCGAGAACATTTATTATATGGAACGGCATGAAAGCTAGATGCTTAAACCCTAAAAACGACTCATATAAAAGCTATGGAGCGAGAGGAATTAAAATTTGTGATGAGTGGATGAAGTTTGAAAATTTTCATAATTGGGCGATAGCAAACGGCTATAATGATAACTTATCTTTAGACAGAATAGATAATGATGACGATTATAAACCTTCTAACTGCCAATGGGTAACTCCATCAGAAAATTATAAGAAACAAAGAAAAGCAAGATATATAACTATTGATGGCGTTACTTTAAATGTAAGCGATTGGTGTAAATACTTAAAAGTATCAAGATATACGGCATATAAATATCTGAATGTAAGTGAAGAAGCTTTTGTAGAAAAATTTAGTGAAAAAGTAAAATATATTAAAAATAAAAAATTATTGGAAGAATTAGAAAATAAGTAATACAAGTTTTAACTGAGGTCCAAATGGATGCGAGTGAATATTAAAGGGGGGATTTAAAATGAATGATTTATTACAAGAAATTTGGAATGATATACAAGGCTATGAAGGATTATATCAAGTAAGCAATTTTGGTAGAGTTAAAAGTTTGCCTAAAAAACATGATATTTCTATGGGAAAAGGATACTACATTACAAAAGAACGTATTTTACAACCAGGCGAAGATAAAGACGGATATTTACAAGTTGGATTACGTAAGAACAAAAAAACAAAAATGAGAAAAATTCATAGATTGGTGGCAGAAACATTTATACCGAATCTAAACAATTTGCCACAGGTAAATCATAAAGATGAAAATAAACAAAACAATGATGTTATTAACTTAGAGTGGTGTAACAATTCTTATAATCAAAATTATGGAACTTGTGGACAAAAAAAATCTGAAAGTATGAAAGGGTTTAGACATACAGAAGAAACTAAAAGAAAAATGAGCGAAGCACGAAGAGGTGAAAAAAATTATTTTTATGGCAAGCACCATACAGAAGAAAGCAAAAATAAATTAAGTAAAGCAAACAAAGGACGTAAAACATCAGAAGAAACTAAAAAGAAATTAAGTGAAGTAACTAAAGGCAGTAAAAATCCAAGAGCTAAAAAAGTAAGATGCATTGAAACAGGGCAAGTATTTGATTATATAAGAGAAGCAAATGAATTTTTAGGTAAAAATAGATTAAGTTCTGATATAAGCAAATGTTGTAAAGGTAAATTAAAAACATGTGGGGGTTATCATTGGGAATATGTAGAGGAGGATATATAATATGAAAAAATATTTAGATTACATTAAACACTTAGAAAGTAAATGCGAATATTTTCAGCAACTAGCCCTAGCAGAAAGAGAAAAGAACATTAAATTAGAAGAAATCATTAAGAAAATTGAAGAAAAGATATACAACTTAGAGGATAAGGAGGATTAATATGAGTCAAGAATATCATTATGTTTACCTAATTGTTAATAAAATTGATTTAAAGCTTTATATTGGAAAGCACAGTACTAATGATTTAAATGATGGATATTTTGGTAGTGGCGCTGATTTAAAAAAACAAATTAGATTGTATGGTAAAGAAAATTTTGAAAAAATAATACTTGTTTATTGCAAAAATGAAAAAGAAGCATATATCAAAGAAAAACAGTATTTATTAATAGCTAAATCATGGGATAATGGGCAATTCTTAAATTCTAATAATGGTGGAGTTAGTAGGGTAAAACAGGCAATGGCAAATATGCCCGTTGATGAAAAAACAGGCAAAAGATATTCTAAAAAAACAGGTAATACAATTGGTCGTCCACCGCTTGATTATCCAGATAATTTTATAGATATAGTTCAAAAACAACAAAAGAAACAAATGACTATGAAACAAGCTTTATCATCCCTAGATATGAAAAAAGCAACTTATTACAAGTTAATCAAGAAATATGAAGAAGAACATCAAGTGTCTTTAATAAATAAAAATTAATAAGGAGGATAAATAAATGAATTGGATATTAGATGAAGTTAGAGAAAGCATACAAAATAAGATTACAGCATGTGAGAGTTTCATGGAACTATGTGATAGCCAAATAAAACTATATAAAGATAGATATAGTACAAACGATTTACAAGTTGCTTGTAATTATGAGTACTGGAGAGCATCTAAAATTAGAGTTGCATATGAAATAAAGGACCTAAAAGAAATATTGCAGGAAATAGATGAAATGATGCAAGAAGAAGTAAGGGACCTTGAGGAAGCAGATGAAGATATCAGAACTTTGAAAACAGATGCAACGATGGGAATATAAAAAAGGCCCTATAAAATAGGACCAATGGAAATTGATATTAAATTAATTATACCACAATAACAAAAGAGGTGTAAATATGAGAATTAGAGATAGTTATTTAAATCAAGAGCCGACTTTTGAGAATAGACTACTTTATGCAATGTACACCAATAAATACGATGATAATGCAGAAGAAGCATGGGGTTTTATCGATGGAGCAAGAGAATGTTTAGAAGGATATAAACCTATTGAAGAACTTGAAGAATATGTTAAACGATACGAAATAGATAATAGCCCTTTAGATGAATATGATTTAAGTTATTGCCTTGCAATAAAAGATTTCATAAAACAAGAGAAAAATAAGGAGAGTGTATAAATGAATAATAAAGAAATAAATGAACTTATATTTTGCTTAGGTAAGGTTACTTTAGAAATTTATGAATATAAAAAGATGAAAGAAAAATTAGATACTGACTATAAAGAAGCAATTGAATATTTAGGTTTGCCTGATTCAATACTAGATTCTTTCGAACAAAATCAAGAATTTATTATTAATGAAATAATCAAGGAGCGTGAAGCTAATGAATCTATATGAAAAGTTATCGGCAATACAAAGTAAATTAAAAGCACCTAAAAATCAATATAACAACTTTGGGAAATACAACTACAGAAGTTGTGAAGATATATTAGAAGGATTAAAACCTTTATTACTGGAGTATAAAGCTACAGTTACTTTATCAGATGAAATAAAACAGATAGGCGATAGATATTATTTAGAAGCTACGGCAACTTTTGTAGATACTGAAAAAGGAGAAAAGATAGAAGTTAAGGCATTAGCTAGAGAAGACGAAACAAAAAAAGGAATGGATTTAGCACAGGTTACGGGGTCAGTCAGTTCATATGCTAGAAAATATGCTTTAAACGGGCTATTTGCAATAGATGATACAAAAGATAGTGATGCTACTAATAAACACGATAAGGACAAGTCTAGTCAGTTAGATACACCAGATAGATGGACCAACAAGTTATCAGAAAAACAAATAAGTAGATTATATGCAATAGCTTATAGCAAAGGAATAGATAAAGATACAGTTAAGAAACATGTATTCAAAAAATTTACTAAAGATGTAGTTAATATGACTAAAGACGAGTATGATTTCATGTGTTCTGGATATGAAAATATGCAAGTTGCAAACTAGGAGGGATTAATTTCCCTTCTGCTATCAAAAGAGAAATGAGGTGGGTATTAAGTGGCAAAAAGAAAAGGGATATCTAAATCAACTAGGTTTGAAGTATTTAAAAGAGATAGTTTTACTTGTCAATATTGTGGGAAAAGTGCACCAGATGTTGTATTAGAAGTGGATCATATAAATCCAGTTTCAAAAGGTGGAGATGATGATATATCTAATTTAATCACAGCTTGCTTTGATTGTAATAGAGGTAAAAGTGATAAAAAACTTACTGAAAATCAAGTCATAAAAAAGCAAAAGGAAGAATTAGACAAGTTAAATCAAAGAAGAGAACAATTAGAAATGATTGCTCAATGGAGAACAGAATTATTGGATTTGGAAAATAAAGAAGCTGATAAAATTATGAAATTAGTTAGTGACTCTTTAGGATTAAATTCAAGATTAACAGACTATGGAAGAACTAAAATGAAAAAACTTATTAAAAAATATGGATTTGATGAAGTGCTGGAAAGTTCAATTATAGCCTATGAACAATATGATATTAACACGGCTTTTAATAAAATAGAGCCTATTATAAAAAACAAGAAAATGCAACAAGAGCATCCGGAAATGAAAGATTTGTTTTATATAAGAGCAATAGTTAAAAATAAATTTTCTTACTACGACTTAAATACAGCAATTATGTTATTAAAAAAATGTTATGAATTAGGGGCAACAATAGACTCATTAAAAGATTTTACAAAGAGATGTGAAAACTGGACCCAATGGAAAGATGGTATGAATCGTTTTATAAAAGAAAATCAAGATAACGGAAATGATGAATCGGAAGTTGAAAGAAAATATACAGAATTGTGTGCAGAAACAGAGTTACATGATAGTATAGAAACTTTTAGATTGGATATAGCAAATTTATATACAAAACTTTTTATTAACTTGCATGATAATGGTTATTCATTGAATGATATCAGAATTATAGCTGATTATTTAAATGAGAGTTCAGATGAACTTATATATGCATTTGCAATGGATGATTTATTTAAATATGCAAAAGACGAATTGTAGGTGATAATATGGCGAAGTATAGAGCAATACAAACAGATTTTTGGGAAGATGGATTTGTATTAGACTTAACTCCAGAAGAAAAATATTTTTATCTTTATATATTAAGTAACCCTAGAACTACTCAATGTGGATGTCATGAGTTACCTTATAAAGTTATAGAAATGCAAACTGGATATAACAGAGAAACAGTTGAAAAGCTATTACAAAGATTTGTTGACTATGGAAAAATTGAATATTCACCTGATACAAAAGAAATTCTCATAAAGAATTGGCATAAATTTAATTTTACTAAATCTCCAAAGGTTATGAACTGCATACTAAAAGAAATTTCAGAAATTAAAAATCCAGACTTTAAAAAATATATGATAGATGTTTGTATAGGGTATGGATACCCTATGGATAGTCTATATATAGACTTGGGGGAAAAAGAAAAACAAAAAGAAAAACAAAAAGAAAAACAAAAAGAAAAACAACAACAACAAGCAAAAAATACCGTATCACCTGTTGTTGTTGATAAAATAAAGTCTTATTTCGATTTAAAAAATGAAGATATACAAACTATATATGAAGCTCTTATAAGTGCAGATAAAGATATTTCATATTTAGATGAAAAACTTCAAATTACTAAAAGTTCAAATGTAAAAAATGTTACTGGTTTTATTATTAAAGCAATTAAGGATAATTATACATTAAACAATAAAACTAACAATATTCAATTTAAACCGACTAAATTTCATTATAATGCCGGGAATGAAAACTTTAGACAATATGATCCTGATGAACTAGAAACACTTCTAAAAGAAAGTCAAAAGGGAAAATTTTAATCCAGGGGAATTCCCCTGGTCCATAGGGGGAGTAATTATGAAATACAAACATATGCCAGTAAAGAAATACCATTCTAAATATACAGATCCAAACGATAATACATCACTTAACTATTTAGCACTTGCAGCAGCAATACTAGACCCAAACCCTAAAAGAGATTCAAGAAATTACATGCTACCAGAGTTATTTAATCCAGAGGAAGGACAAAAGAGAATTCAAGAAATTGACAATATAAGAGCAACTGGAGGAATAACAGAAGCAGAAATGATTGCCATTAATGAAGAAAATGCTAATTATGATATAAAAGTCAGAAAAGAATTAGAGGCAATTAAAAAAAGAAGAGTTTTCAAGAGAAGACAAATTAGAGTGATTAACAAGTATGCAGGAGAAGAGAGAATATTTTCTTCTATGAAGGAAGCTTGTGAAGAATACGATTTAAATTACAACAGCGTACAAAATACATATAAATATTATCAAAAGAGATACGGAGCAAACAAAATTAAATATCATGGATTAATCATAGAGAAGATGTAGAGGGGGAACAAATATGATTATCGATAAAAATATTGTTGAATTGTTTGAAAAGGCTCAAAAGGGAGATAGAGATGCTGTAACAAGCATTGTTGAGGATAATATAGGGCTTGTATATAAGCAAGCAAAGAAATTCAAAGGTAAAGCAATAAGTTACGATGATGCAATTCAAGTTGGAAGTTTAGGATTATTACATTCTATACAAAATTATGACCCAGAACTAGGAATAAAATTTTCAACTTATGCAACAAGCAATATAATAGGTAAAATAATGCATACTATAAGAGATCATAGAGAAGATGTACCATTCAGAATTCCAAGAAAAAATTTTAATGAATATAGACAAATCAAGCAAATTAGAAAAGAATTCGAAAAAATGCAAAGAGAACCCACTCTAAAAGAACTATCAGAAATTATGGGAATAACAATTGAAGAAGTTGTCAAGACATTACATCTTATGGAGGGTAAACTTCCCATGGACAGCACAATGAAAGCATCTAAACATAAAACAAAGGCTGTAAAATTTTCAGAAACATTAGAAAGTAACAACATATCAGAGGACCAAATAATTTTCAAAATAGATATCCCTAATGCTATTAAGAAGCTACCAGAAAGGGAAAAATTAGTAATAATAAAAAGATTCTACGAAGAAAAAAGTCAGTCAGAGATTGGAAAAGAATTACAAACAAGTCAAGCACAAATTCACAGAATAGAAAAAATAGCATTGAAAAATCTAAAAGATATTTTGAACGGAAAGAATATAGAAATATTGGACTTGGACAAGCCAGTAGCTAGAAAATACAAATATATAGATACGGCTACAACAGATTTAAGTTGTCTTACGGAGCGACAAAAGAAGTGTGTTGACTTAGTATTTGGCGAAGGACTAACACAAGCTGAGGCAGGCAAAATATTAGGTGTGAGTAAACACAATGTATATGCAGCAATAACAGAAGTAATGAAGAAGTTAGAGAAAAAGAAAATTAGTTAAGGGGATGAAAACTAATGAAAAATATTGTTGGTGCTAAAGAAAATGTGTGCCCTCATTGCCAAGGCACAATGCTATACATAAAAATCAATAAAGCTAAAGTTATTAGCCAATGTAAATGTGGATGCACTATAGATGGAAGAGCAAAAGATGAAGTTAGAGTATGGAGTTATGATCCAATAACAGAAGAGGTGAAGTAATGGAATTAACAGGATTACAAATAAGAAACATGCAAATGCTACAGGACCTAGAAAAAATGATAAAAGAACTTGAGGTAAAAAGGATAGAGCATGATTTATTAAATAAAAACAAATATGCTGAACTATATAAGGTTTATCATAGATTGTTAGAGGGGATTGGATATGAAAGAGGTTATAAAGTTCGCTAAATTCTACTATGAGCTAGGATATAGCTTGAATGAATCTATAACTATGGCTATTAATATAGCTAGGGAAGTGGAGATGAGTAAATATGAAAAATAATTTAGAAGCAACACATCAAAAGATAATCTTCGAATGGGCAGAATGGCAGAAGTCTAAGTATCCAGAACTAGATATGCTTATGCACACAGCCAATGAAGGTAAAAGAAGCCCTAGAGTTGGAGCTGAACTCAAAAAAATGGGGATGAAGAAAGGATTTCCAGATATCAGTCTATTAGTCCCAAAATATTACAAGGGGCTAACAGAACATGTAGAATATTTTGGATTATTCATAGAATTAAAAGCAGATAAAACAAAGAGATTAACCAAAGAACAAGAAAAATGGTTAGACAATTTAAATTTGTACGGATATAGAGCAGTTAGATGCAATGGTAGTGATGAAGCAATAGCAGTAATAAAAGAATATTTGGGGATTAAATAGGGAGGTATATATATGAAAAATACTTTAGGCGATTTAAATAATCATTTATTTGCACAATTAGAAAGACTTTCAGATGAAGAAATAACAGGAGAAGCATTGCAAGAAGAAATAACTAGAGCAAACGCAGTAACAAGTGTAGCAAAAGAAATTATAAATAATGCAAATATAGTGTTACAAGCACAAAAGCTTCAAGATAACAGATTTAGTGCAGATACTAAAATACCTAAGATGCTAGAGGGATAATTATGAGTAGACCTAAAGCGACTAAAAACAGAGCATCGCATATATGGAGCGAAAAAGAAAAAGAGTATCTGAAAGAAATAGTTACTGGCAATGGATACAAGAAAATAACTGAACTTATGAATGAAAAATTTGAGTATCAATTTTCAGAAAGTCAAATAAAAGGAGCTATAAATAGATATGGATTAATCACTGGTTTGACCGGACGTTTTCCGAAAGGGACTATACCTTGGAATAAAGGAAAGAGAGGAATTAACTACAAAGGAATGAAAGCAACTCAATTTAAAAAAGGAAATATACCTCAAAATCATAAAGAAGTAGGAAGTGAAAGAATTACCAAAAAAGGATATACAATGATAAAAGTTGCAGAGCCTAATGTTTATAAATTGAAGCACAGAGTTATCTATGAAGAATATCATAAATGTAAACTTGGCAAGAACGATGTAATAATATTTGCTGATATGAATAAAAACAATTTTAATATTGAAAATTTAGTTAAGATAAACAGACAGCAATTAAAGGTTTTAAATCAAAATGGGTTAATTAAAAACAATGCTAAATTTACAAAAACTGGGGTAAATATAGCAAACCTAATTATAAAGATACAAGAATTAAATAAAAACCATAGGGGGTAACAATAAAAATATCATTACTTGTAATAGTAGTAGTAATATTGATATTCAATATAGGCTTGATATTTGGTTTATTATGGATAAGCAATAATAGAAAGTTTAAATAAACAATTAAATAGGGGATTATGCAATACCAGTGTAGTTCCCTATTCTTATTTGACTATCAAATGAAAATATGGAGGTGATATTATGCTAGACGAGTTAAAAGAGATACTTAGCAGTTTATATTGCCAACTAGGATTGACAGAGGACGTTTTAAGGCTGAGTGAGGTAATAGATGAACTAATTAATCAAGAGATGAAATAAGGGGGATTTAGATATGTTATTAAATAGAAAATATATAAATGATATTGCAAGAGAATTAGAAAAAGCACAAGGCATAAATGAACATTTACACAAAATGATTGATTTCTTAAAGAACAGAAATAGTAAGTTAAAAGAAGATATAGAAGTTAAAGAGGACTCAATAGAAAACTTATTAGATGCTAATAAAGAACTAAGCCTAGCAAATACTTATTTAGAAAAACAGATCAGATTACTTACAAATGAAAATGCAATGTTGGGAAATGAGTTGAGCCAGTTAAAAACTAAACACAGTAGAGTCACTGGACAATTGGACAAGTTAAGAAATTACTGTAGACAGTTAACAGGCATAGATATATTAGGAACAGGGGAGGATGAATAATATGGAGGTTGTTAAAATAACTGTAACAGATATCGGAGGAACTTATAGAGATGTAGCAGATGCAGCAAGAACTACAATAGGATTGAAAGAAGGGAAAAAAGAAATATCAGAAAGTTATATGTACAAAATGTGGAAAAAGAAAGGTGTTGAAATAATGAAAATAAAATTAAAAGGTCCAATTGATAATTATTGTCAACGCTGTTTAGAAGTTAGAAATATGGAATTACCAAACTGTGAAAGAGAATGTAAATATTATAGAAGAGGGTTACAAGTTAATCCTATTATTTATGAGGAGGTAAAAAGAAATGAAAATAGATAAATTTAAACATGCTGATAATTGGCAAGACGTTAAGGACGCAACTATGAATACAATAGGAAAAAATACAGGAGCATACCCTGATAGTAAATGGAAAAGACAATTGATATTATCAGAGCATTCACCAATAAGAAAATTAAAATTTGAATGGCGTTGGTATGATTTGAAATCTTGGGTTTCTGTGCATTTTGTTAGACATAAATTTGGTATAGACCACTTTGTTAAAACTCAAAGAACTGACCGTACAGGAATTAACAGAGATGATTTACCACAAGGTAGTTTAGTAAACCATGAAGTTGAAGCAAATGCACAAGCACTTATCAATATATCTAGAAAAAGATTATGTAGCTGCGCGTCTCCTGAAACTAGGGAGGCGTGGCAAGCCGTTAAGGATGAGGTAGCTAAGACTGAACCGGAATTAGCAAGCTGCATGGTTAGAGAATGTATTTACAGAGGTTTCTGTCCTGAGATGTTTGGTTGTGGTTATGATAAGACTGAGGCTTTTAGAAAAGAGGTTAAAAAATATAGGGGGTTAGAATATGGCTTGTAGAAGAAAAACAAAAGGGAATGATTTTACTCATTCCCTTTGAAGAAATCTTTTAATATCTTGTTTATTTGACTACTAATAGTTCTATCTTCTTCCTTTGCATATTCTTTTAATTGTTCTAGTATTTCCTCATCGAGAGTAATAGTAATTTTCTTTTTCATAAAATCAACTCCTTACAAGTATTATAACATACAACATTTTTATTATAAATGTTTATATTATATGATAAAGTATGATAAAGTATGATATAATATAATCAGAAAATGAATCAAGGAGTTGATTTTATGAATACGGATAGCAGAATTGGGGAGATAAATAGAAATACAAAAGGTCATTTAATGAAAATAATAAAATATACGAATTGTAAAAATATTGATGTCATATTTGAAGATGGAAGTATATCATACAATAAACGTTATAGTGATTTTAAAAAAGGAAATATAAAGAGACCAACAGATTATGTACAAATAGGAGAAGTATCTTATACATCTAAAAAAGAAAAAATGATACTTATTAATTACAATAGCTATTATGATATAGATATAAAATTTGAGGATGGAGCAATAGTTAGGCATAAAAACTATCAATGCTTTAAAAGTGGAAATATATTTAAACCAAATCGAATATTGAAGAACGGAAATATAAATGATATGCCAAAAAATTGGGTAAACTCATCAGAACTTCATAAAAGGGTAGCTAGGCTATGGAGAGATATGATAAGAAGATGCTATGATGAAAATGATTCAAAATATAAAAATTATGGTGGCAATGGAGTTACTGTATGCAAGGAATGGATGAATTTATCTGGATTCTGGAACGATATACAACAATTAGAAAATTATGGTCACTGGAAAAACGGAGAGGATTATCAATTAGATAAAGATATTAGAAAACATTCAAATAAAGTTTATTCAAAAGATACATGCAAATTTGTAACAAAACATGAAAATGCTAGAGAGTCAGCTATAAGAAACAATCTAGGCAAAACTATAGTTATAAACAGACCAATAATATGTTTAACGACGAAGCATATATTTAGTTCAGTAGCAGAAGCTAAAAGATTCTATAACGTAAAAGAAGGCAGTAATACTAATATAAAAAAATCTTGTTTAAATAATAAATATTCATGTGGAAAATTCAAAGGTAAAAAACTATATTGGAAATATTTAAATATAAATCATAATAAAAGTTACAAAGTGTTGGAGGGTAAAATATGAGAGCTAAAAGAAAAAGCTGCAAAGAAAGACAATTAGTTGATTTGATAAACAAGAGATTTAAAGTATTCTGCAATGAGTCTTATGATTTAGAGGGAATAGGTTGTATGAATTGTGAACTTAATTTTGAGGATGAAGAAAGTTGTGAAATACAATATATAAAAATGCTAATGGGAAAGGATGAATAGATGAATATAGAAGAAATTAATGGAGCTATAAAAGAAATAGCAGATACATTTAAAATTAGAAATCAACAGTTAAAACTAATTGAAGAACTGGGAGAATTGACAAGGGAAATATCAAAGGATATAGCAAATGGAAGAGAAATATCAGATGATACAATTTCAGAAATTGCAGATGTAAATATCTTAATCAATCAAATATTGTATCTATCAAGTAATAAGGATTACAACTCAAAAGAAAAGCTAAAAGAACATATAGAATACAAACTTCAAAGAACTATCCAAAGAATAAACACAGGATATTATAAGTAAGAGGAGTTGAGGGAGTATGGAGAAAAGAGAATTACAAGAATACATAGAAACCAAAAGAGAATTAGATATTATAAAGGATAAAATAGAGTACCTAGAAGAAAAGAAAACAAGCATTAAAAGTATGATAATAGATGATATGCCAAAAGGTGGAAGTTTTGAAAATGATAGATTAGGAGCATTGCTAGGAGAAATAGAAGAACTACTCAATACATACAATGAAAAACAAATAAGATTACTTAAGCAACAAAGGGCAATAGAAAATACAATAGATAAATTGGAAGATGCAGTAGATAGAAATATAATGAGGTTAAGATATATTGACGGATATACGTGGGAAAGACTATGTGTTTTGATGAATTACAGTTGGAATGGAATACATAAAAAGCATAGAAAAATATTAGAAAAAATAAGATAAGGGTACTCCAGTGTACTATGAAAGCTGGTAATATATAAGCATGGAAGATTAGTAAAGCATACCACACTATGCTGGAGAAATGAGAACTTAATTCTACTCAAATTAAGTTTCTGTTCGAGGGATAAGAGTAGAGGTACTCTTCCCTCAATATGTTGCTATGGGATTTATATACAAGTGGATTATTAAATTGTCGACTATATATGAAACAAGTATATACTCGTGTTCAACTCATGAGGGCGACTAATATATATATTAAAACATAGTAGTAGAAGTGAGAGGACCACTTTAAAACCTCCGGAGTAAACCGTGATAAAATCAAAATGTTCATATATATTGTGTGTTAAAAAATCTATATATTAATTAGTATTATTAATTACTTATTGTTTTATATTATATTTAAACTGTATCTTTAATTTTAAACTTTTTAAGACTTTATATTCCATTTTAATGCGCCCATTGATTTGGGTGCAATATGAAGGTATGAGTATTATCCAGTGCAACTCTGGAAACCTTCTAATGATTGTTTTTATTCATTACTCCCACAAAGAGCACTAATAATTTAGTGTTCTTTTTTATTTTGTAAAGAGATTGCCGGATAATAACCGGCCCTCTTATTTATTTATTAAATAGGAGGTTGCGTTATGAAAGAAACTTGGAAAGATATTGAAGGTTATGAAGGATTATATCAAGTGTCTAATTTAGGGAAAGTAAAAAGTTTAAATTATAATAAAACATCTGAAAGTAAATTATTAAAATTGCGAAAAAATTCAAATGGGTATACAAGAGTGGTTCTTTATAAAAATAGAAAAGCTAAAGACTACCAAGTACATAGATTAGTAGCACAGGCTTTCATACCGAATCCAAATAACTATCCAATTATAAATCACAAGGATGAAAATAAAAGTAATAACAATGTAGATAATTTAGAATGGTGTACTTATTTATATAATAATACTTATGGCACAGCAATAGAAAGAGCTACAGAAAAAAGAAAAGGATATAAACATTCAAAAGAAACTAGGGGGAAAATAAGTGAAGCTAATAAAGGTAGAAAATTCACCTACGAACAAAAACGTAAAATGAGCGAATCTAAAAAAGGCAATAAAAACCCTATGTATGGCATGACAGGTAACAAGAATCCTATGTATGGAAGAGTTAATGAAAAAAATCCAAATGCTAGAAAAGTTATATGCATAACTACAGGCCAAATATTCAATACGATAAAAGAAGCTGGAATAGAAATGAAAACACAAGGATCTCATATAACTTCGTGTTGCAGAGGCGAACGTAAAAGTTCTGGAAAGTTAGAAGATGGAACAAAATTGGTTTGGAGGTATTTTGATGGTGAAACATTGGAAAGGAATAAATGATATAGATGAATTAAACAATGCAACAGAATTATCAAGATATTTATACTTATACGACCAACAAATGAAAGAAGTACCAAACTTTGATAAAACGGATGGAGCAAAGAAAGTGTATGAAAGAAAAGAATACATAATACTAGCAGTAAAGAAAGGATATGTTGTATATAACACTGAGAAGCCGTTTATAAAAGGACATTCCCATATATATGGTTTTAATGTCGCTAAAACAGTGATAGATAACTGCATAAGAAAAAAGATGCCTAAAACTAGAAACTTGTATCTATTGACCAGTCATGCGAGGGTAAGTAATGATGAAAAATATATAAGATTAGTTCAGGAATTAATAGAAGCTAAGTCGGACAAAAGAAAGCTAAAATATAGAAATAAAAATATAAATAGTAAAAGGAGCAAATAAAATGATATTTAAAATATATTTAGCATTTGTAGCAGTATCGTTAATATCATTTATATTATATTTTCTAAGAATTAATGAATATTTAGCAGACCAAGGATTGCGATGTGTGGCAAATATGTCTACTGTGAAATGCATTATATATTGTTTTGTGCCTTTATTTCATATTTATTTTGGACACGAGTGCTATTACTTTGGAGTTATAGCTAATGATGAAGAGTTTGAAGAATTTTATAATGAAAATGAGGAAGATGCTTAAATAGAAAAGATAATGAGGTGGTGATATGGCAAGGGTAAGAAGTCCAAACAGAGATAAAGCATTTGAGATATATAAATTAAATAATGGAGAAATCTTACTCAAGGATATTGCTACGCAGCTTGGAGTTAAAGATGCTCAGATAAGAAAATGGAAATCTCAAGATAAATGGGAAGAAAAGTTAAAAGGCACGTTACCAAAAAATAAAAGGAACGTAATTAATAAAAAAACTGATAAAAATAAACAAGCTATTAATGAAGATATTGAGTCAGTTCTAAAAAATGATAAACTTACCGAAAAACAAAAATTATTCTGTATTTATTATATAGAAAACTTTAATGCTACAAAAGCTTATCAAAGAGCATATGAATGCAGTTATGCCACAGCTATGTCAGAAGGTTCCAAAAGCCTAAGAAATCCCAAGATAAAAATTGAAATAGATAGATTAACCAATGAATGCCTAGAAGAACAAGAAATAAATTCTAAGCTTCTTAGTAAAAGACTATGGAAAAAGTATATAGATATAGCTTTTGCAGATATAACAGATTACTTAGAGTTTAATAGTAAGGAAGTACAAGGCGAATACGGAACATACACTAAAAATACTATAAGACTTAAAAATAGTGATGAAGTAGATGGAAGCTTGATAAGTGAGATATCAGAAGGTAGAGACGGAATAAAAATAAAGCTACAAGATAAAATGAAAGCATTACAATGGCTATCAGATAGAATGGACTTATTACCTACTAGTGTAAAAACTAAGCTTGATATAGAAATGCTTAAACTAGAAGTAGAAATGAACAAACATGATAATACACAAGAAGAAGTAGAAAACGATGGTTTTATAGAAGCTTTAAACAATGCGACAGATGAGGTATGGAACGATGAATAATAAGCTTGATAATTTAAAAAAGAAATGGTCCAAAATAAAAAATAATAAAGTTCATACAGTGAAAAAAGCTACTATAAAATTCAAACCATTTTCCATTAAACAAAAGAAGGTCCTTACATGGTGGATGGATAGTTCACCAGTACATGATATGGATGGAATTATAGCAGATGGAGCTATAAGATCAGGAAAAACTGTATCGATGTCACTAGCTTATGTTGTATTTGTCATGGAAAAGTTTAATGGACAAAATGCTGGTATGTGTGGTAAAACAATTGGTTCTTTTAGAAGGAATGTTTTGTTTTGGCTTAAGCTTATGCTGAAAGCTAGAGGATATACTGTGCAAGACAAAAGAGCAGATAACTTATTAATAGTAACAAAGAGCAATGTTACTAATTATTTTTATATATTCGGTGGAAAAGATGAACGTAGCCAGGATCTTATTCAAGGGGTTACATTGTGTTCGTGTTTCTTTGATGAGGTTGCATTAATGCCGGAAAGTTTTGTGAACCAAGCCACTGGTAGATGTTCAGTGACAGGAAGTAAATTTTTCTTCAATTGCAACCCAGGGGCACCTTTCCATTGGTTCAAGAAAAAATGGATAGATGAAGCTGAAAAGAAAAATTTATTGTATTTACATTTTACAATGGATGATAACTTGTCTCTATCAGAAAAGATAAAAGCTAGATATAAAGCAATGTATACTGGAGTGTTTTATAACAGATATATTTTGGGACAATGGGCAGTGGCAGATGGAGCTATATATCCTATGTTTAATCCGGAAATACACGCAGTTCAAATAAAAAGAAACTGGACAAGGATATTCATAGCTGGAGACTTCGGGATACAAAATGCCACTACTTTTGGTATATTTGGATATTATGCACCTGAAAAGAGATATCATCAAATATCATCTTATTATCATAATGGTAGAGAAGAAGGGCAAAAGACAGTAAAAGAGTATGTGTCAGATTTAAAGAATTTTATACGAGAAAACATGGTTATGCCAGAATATATTGCTATTGACCCAAGTGCAGCACCACTAAGAGTAGAATTACTAAAGGATGAATATTTTAGTAGACATAATATAAGAATTATAGCAGCTAAAAACAATGTAGAAATAGGAATACAAATGGTATCTTATTTACTTAATATAAATAAATTCACTTTAGATCCAAGCTGCATTCATGATATAGAAGAATTTGGTTCGTATGTATGGGATAGTGACAAATTAGATAAAGGAAAAGAAGAGGTTGTAAAAATAAATGACCATGCCATGGATAAGATAAGATATGCACTAATGACAGATACAACTATACATAGAACATTTGATAGAGAGCTTAAACTATTTAGCGGTAAAGGAGCAAGAGAATAGGAGGTGATAAAGTGGATATATATAGCAAAATAGAAAAGTCATTACTAGGATTAAATAGTACTGATACCAAGTTCGCCAAAGAACTCCAGGAAGTAAAAAAATATTATGAATTCTATGAAGGTAGACCAGAAACAATTGAAGATGATACAGAAGATGAAAGAGGGCAACTATGGAAAGTGAAAACTGACGATTATAAACCTACTAGAGAAATCAGAAATATAACTAAGAAATTAATGAAAAAGCAGAAAAGATTTATGACCGCGGTAAAACCAGATTTTATTATTAAATCAATCGATGGAGCAGATGTTGAAAGAGCTGACAATAAAAAAGCTATAATAAATAAAATATTAAATGAAGGTAAGTTTTGGAATAAATTTTCTAAAGCTTTTTTAGATTGTACAATTGGTAAAAGAGTAATGCTTTGCTTAATTACTGATATAGACGACAAAGGAAATGTTTTATCAGAAAAACCTATTAGGTTTAGATTTTATACAATGCCAGAGTTCACATATGAATATGACCCAAATGATTGCGATAAATTGATAAAAGTACAAATAGCATACCAAGATGAAACAACTATAGGTAAACTACAGACTGAACAAAGATGGCATAAATGGATATATGAAATGAGAGGCAATGAATGTTGGGCAACTTACCAGGTTGTTGATGGTATAAATACTCAGGCATATATAGAAACAGTAAATGAAAATGGTGAAAAAGAGAAAGAAGAGATTAAGCAGGATTGGAATACAGGATTAAATCAATTGCCATGTAAAATAATATTCAACGATGGACTAACAGGAGATGTAAGAGGACATAGTGATATAAAGGATTTAATGGATATGGCCATGGATTATAATAGAACTATTTCCGATTATAGAGATGCATTAAAATTTAAAATGTTTGAACAAGATGTATTTGTAAATGCAGATCCTAATTCTATTGCTGGTATTAAAATAGCTCCTGGTTCAATAATTGATTTAAAAGGAGACCAAAGCTTAACAATAGATGGGAATATTCCTACTCCTACATATGGTAAATTAACTTCTGCATTTAACTTTCAAACTGCAGCCGATAGTTATTTGACTGGGCTAAAAAAGGATATGTACGAGTTGATGGACCAACCTTTGCCAGAGTCATTAGTTAATGTAGCAAGCGGTAAAGCACTTAGAATGTTAAATGATGATTTAATAGGAAGATGCGAAGAAAAATGGCAAGAATGGGACGATGCATTTAGATGGTTAATAGATATAATAATTGAAACTATCAACAAAGGAAATCTTTATAGAGATGTAGAAAACATTGAGGATTTAAATTTAAATACATCATTAGAATTTTATCATAATTATCCAATACCAGATGATGAAACAGAGACAAAAGAATTAGCTATGAAAGAAGTTGAAGCTAATGTACGTTCTCATCAATCATATATTAGAGACTTTGGAGAAGCACAAGAAGCAGATAAAGAATTTGAAGAAATCTTAGATGAACAAGATAAACTTAATATGACACTTAATAGTTCTAGTGGATTAGATGATTTTAATGCTGGCGGTGAAGGCAATGAATAAAACAATTTGTGACAAATGCAATAGAAAATTCACAATAAAGCTTCACACAAAAGAAAAAGATAATATGCAAATAACTTATTTTAAATGTCCTGAATGTTATAAAGAATACATTGTGAATGTAACAGATGAAAAGCTTAGAGAAGGTATGCTTAAAGCTATAGAGCTAAGAAATAAGATGATTAGCGATGTAAACGATAAAGAAGCTATAAGAGATTATCATATTATAAAAACTAAGAATTGCATAAGAGGTAAAAAACTTAAAGAAAAATATTTGGGTGGTTAATATGAGTAGATATTTAAACGATTTAAATAATTACCTAAAAAGAAACAAATTAAAACTTAATAAGCAAGAGCAACAAGCAATACTTAAAGCATATAATAAAGCTTTTGATAGTATGTTGAAACAATATAAAGCTAATTCCCATAAGAAAAATGCAACTCAAATAGCAAGAACAGCATACTGCAAACAATTACATAATGAAATTCTAAAAATTATTAAAGAATACAATATGAAAGTTACTGATAATATTCTTAATGCACATGTTGATATTTTAATGAAAGATGTAGACTATTATAAGGACACAGACCTATACAAAGAAATCAAGAAAAATGCCAATATAGTTAATAGGCAAGTAATAGAGCGAATGATTAAAGGGCAAATATATAAAGATGGCCAAGGACTTAGCAAAAGACTATGGAAAAGTGTTAATAAAAGTGGAGATAAAATAGAAGAAGCAATTATAAGCATGATTGCAGAAGGAAAAGGAGCAACAGAAATAGCTAAGAACCTTACTCAATTTGCTAAAGGTGGCCATAGAACTTGGGATAAAGCTAAGATAAAAGAAAAGTTAGGTAGTGCTTATGCTAATAGGTATGGAGCTGGCGGCATAGATTATGAAGCATTAAGACTTGCAAGAACTACACTTAATCATCAAGCACAATTAACTCAAAAGAATGCAAACAAAGTAAATCCATATGCCCAAAAGTTAAAATGGCATAGTGACCATCAAGCGGGAAGAACTTGTCAACAATGTGAGGATAGAGATGGGAAAATATTTGATGTAGAAGATTGCCCTTTTGACCATCCTAATGGATTATGCCATCTTGAAAATGTATTCTGTATTGATGGAAAAGAAGTATCTAATATTCAAATGGCAGAAGACATAGGCAAATGGATTAGAGGGGAAGAAAACAGTGGCACTATGGATATATTGTATGGAGATATTCCATTATAGGAGGATATTAATATGAATGAAAAAGATATGAAGCTATTTAGCTTCTTTTTTTATTATCTTTCATTAATTTAAAATCCATAAATTGGAAATAATATGAATATAGAGAACTTGCGGGATAATTACCCGCCTTCTAAAAATAATAAATCAACGGAAAGGATTGATGTTAATGTTAGTAGAAGTACAAAAATTAAATAAAGAAGAAGTAACTGTTGTAAGCAGCTTAGATGTAGCAGAAACTTTTGAAAAAGAACACTACCATGTTCTTGAAGACATAAGAACAATAGAAGACAAAATTAGTAGCCCCGAATTTTCGGGTTTGTTCTTTGAAAGTAATTATAAAGCTAAAAATGGTAAAAAGTTACCTATGTATTATATGAATAGAGATGGTTTTACATTATTAGCTATGGGATATACAACAGAAAAAGCAATGCAATTTAAGTTAGCTTACATAAAACAATTCAATGCTATGGAAAAACAACTAAAAGAAAAATTAGTTGAAAGACAAAAGGGCATAGCGGTACGACAAGCATTAACAAAATCAATCCAACAATCAAATGAAAATGAAAGAATGCATGGACATGCATATTCAACTTATACAAACTGTATTTACAAAGTAATATTTAATAAAAATGCTAAACAACTAAGAGAAGAATATGGAATAGATAAAAAAGCTAATCCGAGAGATTATTTTAGTTCAGAAGAATTAAAAGCAGTTCAATCAATGGAATGCTTAGTAAGTGGATTAGTGGATTGTGGTTGGGATTATAATCAAATAAAAACATTCATTCAACAAACTAATACAAAAGCTTTAATGGAAGCTTAAATTTATATTTTGAAATAAATAACAGGATAGCCTTCGGGTTATCTTTTTTTATGCCCTAGGCATGGCGTAAAAAGGCTTAAGTTCCTGGTTACTTCATAACCTTGTATGATAAAAATACTTTTTCTATGCTTTAGTAAAAACATTGATATATCATCCACCAGGATGTAAAAGGAGGATTTAATATGGCAAAACAATTAAAAGATTTCTTAGCAGGATTAGATAATGCTACTGAAATAGAGAATAAAATAAATGATGCTTTAAAAGAAGCTGGATGTAAAATTTTCGTTGATGATGGTAAAGAAAATATATATGTACCTAAAACTAGATTAGATTCTAAGATATCGGAGCTTAAAAACTCCAATGATAAAATAAAAGAACTAAATACACAAATAGGGACACTTAAAGATGAATTAAAAGGTACAGAAGGAGCTTCTGAAAAGATAAAAGTCTTAGAAGATTCAATAGCAAATTATGATAAGACTGTTAAGGAAATGCAATTAAATAATGCCGTAAAAGATATGGCCTTAGAATTTAAAGCAAAGGACAATACAGGTAAAGATATACTAGCTTTTTTAGATAAAAGTAAAATAACTGTAGGTACCAACGGTGAAGTTACTGGAATTAAAGAGCAAGTAGAAAGCCTTAAAAAAGAAAAATCTTATTTATTTGAAATTGAAGAACAACAAAATAAAGGTGGATTTAATTTTTTTGGAACTGGATCACCAGGAAAACCAAGTAATTTAAATCTATTTGGTTCTAAGACAACAAATGAAGGAGATTTTGGAAAAATGCTATCACAACAAAACAAACCAAATTCAGATGAACAAATAGATAGCGATTATTTTTTTAAAAAATAGGAGGAAAACAACATGCCAAATTTAAATACTAAAAAAATATTAGCACCTGAAAAAACTTTTTTAGCATTTCCTGACCATTATGTTAATGTAACTGCTAAAATAGCATATTCAGTATTAAAAACATTCACTACTACTGACCCAGCAGGAAATAAAGCATTATTAGCTGGACAAGTGGTAGCACTTGCAGATGACGGAACTGTTACTAAATCTGCTGCTGCAGCAAGCTCAACTAAAGCTACAGGAAATGCAATAGTATTCAATACAGTAAAATTAGATGATTATACTGAAAATACTGATGACTATGTAAATGTAACAGTACTTGTTCATGGATTCGTTAGAAAAGATAGACTAAAAGATGCAGCTAACTTAGATGCACCATTAATTCACGTAATAGCACAATAATTCAAAGGAGGCAAAGAATATGAATATTAATTTATTTGATTTTATAAACGCAAAAGAAATAGCCGCTTTTGTAACTGAAAAACCAGAAAATAAAATACCATACTTTGGTGAAACTTTATTCCCAGCACAAAAGCAATTAGGAACAGATATAAGTTGGTTAAAAGGATCCAATGGATTACCAGTGGCAATACAACCTTCTAACTATGATGCAAAAGCAAGAATGAGAGAAAAAGAAGGATTTGACAGAGTTGCTACTGAAATGGCATTCTTTAGAGAAGCAATGAGAATTGGTGAAAAAGATAGACAACAAATAAATCTTTTATTAAATAATCCACAATCTCAATTGGCTTTACCTCTTATAAGAAATATATTCAATGAGACAGCTAGACTAGTAGAAGGTGTTAGAGCACGAGCTGAAATAATGAGAATGCAATTATTAACATCTGGTAAAATAGATGTTACTTCTGCTGACGGTAGAGCAAAATATATATATGATTATGGCCAAGCTAATAGTTTTAAACCAAGACAAGGAACTGCTGGATGGGGAAATGATACAGCTGATCCAGTTAAGGATATAATAGCTTGGTGTGATTATATGGAAACTAAAACAGGTACTAGACCAACTAGACTTGTAATGAACAGAAATACTTTCTTAAAATTATATGGAAGTAAAAAAGTTCATTTAATGATGTATCCAAATGATAACAATACTAATTATTTTGTATCTGAAGCTCAATTAAAAACATTTGTGGAAGATGTAACTGGATGTTCTATATTTATATATTCTAAAAAAGTTGCAAATTTAGATAACTCAACAGGATTAGCATCTACTTCTCCAGTATCATTAATATCAGATAATAAAGTTGCAATAATGCCATCTGGTCCTTTAGGCTCAACTTGGTATGGAACAACTCCTGAAGAGTCAGACCTTATGACAGGCTCAGATGCTCAAGTATCAATAGTAAACACAGGAACTGCAATAACTACTTATAAAGAAAAACATCCTGTGAATGTGGTTACAATTGTATCTTCTGTAATGATACCTTCATTTGAAACAATTGATTATTGTGCAGTTGCAGATATAAGTGCAGCCAAAACAGGTGGTAGCGCAGGAGATATAATATAATTTAGCTCATTTATATTCCTTTTATATAACCTCTAGGTTTAGAGACTTCTATTCCTAGGGGTATTTTAATGTAAGGAGGAATTTTAATGTTAAATGTAGAACAAGCGAAAATATTTTTACAAGAAGAAAATTATCCGTATTTCTCAGATGATCAATTAGAAGCTATGTGCAATTTATATGATGACATGAATGAATTATGTTATGTTGCTTGCATGATGAAAGCAGATGCTCAAGATATTACAATTGGACCAATCAGTATAAAAAACAATTCTCAAATGTGGCAAAATTTAGCTCAAATGTTTTATAAAAAATGGATGGCAAATCCCAGTGGTACTTCAACTATATCTAAATCTTTAACTGGGAAGTGCGTAGGTAGAGCAGATGAATATTAATGCTATAAAATCAAAAGTTGATGCAGTTATCAATCAATATGGCACAGAGATAAAAGTATACAGGGATATTTATAGTGAGGATGAATACGGATGTAAAAATTTAGATGAGAATATGACATATATAGGTACAATAAAAGGAATTATAGACAATGCTAGTAGTTCACGTTTACCAACTAAAACTAATGAGAGACAAGGAATTATAGAGTTAGATGCCTCGGCAACTTTATACATACCTTATGAGAAAGATATTCTTATACAAGAAGATGATTATCTTGAAATTGATGGGGTTTATTATAGAGTTGGGATTTTCTTAGACATAGTACACTACAATTTATTATATGAAATACCGATTGAAAGGATTGAGTTAAATGAGTGATATTACTATAGATGCTAGTGAAGTAATAAACAACCTAAGAAATATGGACCAAAGAACTAAGGCAGGAATAACTACCATAGGTAATACCGTAGCTTCTCAAATGAAAGAATATGCTCAATCTAATCATAAATGGATTGATAGAACTGGCAGTGCAACAGCTGGAATTACCGCAGATGCTAAATGGGAAGGAACAACACTTGATATATCTATTACTCATGGTGTTGACTATGGTATATGGCTTGAGACTAGAAGAGATTTTGAAGGTAAATATAAAATATTAGAAGAAGCTAGAGATAGCCAAATTGAAACATTTAAAAGTATGTTATTAGCGCTGAGATTATAGGCGGTGAATGTATGTGAACCGTATTAAAATATATGAAATGCTAAGTGAAATATGTAAAGTCGATATAACGCAACAAGTTAAAAGCAAAATATCAGAAGATACTTTGGTATTAAAACAAAATAGTGTATTAACTAGCATGAATAACGATTTGGCCGGATGGGACATATGGATTATATATATTTATTGTCCTAATAGTCCAATTAAGCTAGACGAATTAAGAAAAAAAGTTATAAGAATGTTAACTGAAAATGACATTGAAGTAATACATGAATTAAAGCAAGAGTACTGGGATGAAAATTTGCATTGCTACATATCAACGGTATCATGCAAAACGCCGAGTACTTATATTTATTAAAGGAGGATTGAAACGCATGGCGATATTATACAATATCAAGAAAGTTGTACTGACTGAACTTGATGAGTCAACTGGAGCTGCTAAAAGTAGTGGAATAGTAACTCACATTAAAACTGCACAAAAGGCAGAATTAGAAGCTGTGTTAAGCGAAGGTGATGAAGATATATTAAGAAGTCCAGAACAAATACTTGCAGTTGTGAGAACTAATGATTTAATCTATGGATATGATATGACTTTAACTGATAATACTTTTGATGCCAAAGCAGCTGAATTAGTTGCGGGTTATAAAGTTACTGGTTCTGGTAATGAAGAAAAATGGTCTACTCCAATGATGACAGAAGGATTTACAGGGAAACCATTTAAATGCGATATATACGTTGCAAACTATTCAGGAGACTCCATAGTAAATTATGTAAAAATTACTCTTAATAAATGCTATGGAAAATTCCCAGATATGGAAGTTGGGGACGGATATTACGCACCTGAATTTAAGATAAAAGCAAGAGAAAATACGAAAGCCAATCTTCCAATAAAAGAAATAACTTTTGTTGAGGAAGTACCAACTGATCCAGTAGTTTAGAAAACTGTTAGGAGGAATATAAATGAGTGTTATAAGTGCGGAAGCTTTTAAAAATAAAGCTACAAGAATTATAAAAATAGATGGATTTGAACCAAATGAAAAAATCGAAGTAAGAATAAAACCTGCGAGTATGTTAGGAATGATAGCAGTGGGAAAACTTCCTAATAATCTATTACAAACAGTAGATGATTTATTTATTAGTAAAGGCAATAAAAAATCAAAGGGAAAAGTTGATACATCTGATATGAATCCAGATGAACTTAAAATGGTAATGGGAATGATAGATGCTATCTGTAGAGATTGTATGGTAGAACCATTATTTGATGATATAAAAATGTTTATGACTGACACTCAAAAGATGCAAATAATGAGTGAATCAACGGGCACTGTTAATGCAGTTATACCCTTTATTCAAAAGTAGGAAAATAATAAATGTTATTAGTACTGCTAAAACTTTCGGATGTCGCCCTAGTGATATACTAGGCATAGAAGACGATGACATATATGCACGATACTGTATAGATGAAGCATGTACATATCTTTATAATAGAATGCAACCAAATAAGGATGGAAAGAGTGAAAAGCCTACGTTTATAGAAGATATACAAGAAAGCAAGCATCATAATCCAGGATTAGATTTATTAATGAATTAGTAACTGTAAGATTATAAAAGTCTTACAGTTTTTTATTACATAAAAGGAGGTGAGGCTATGGCAGGAGTAGATTTAGGTAGTATAGTTGCACATTTAAGATTAGAAATGAATGATTTCAATAGTGGATTAAATGATGCAGTAAATCGAATAAGAGAAACTCAACAACAATTTGAAGGCTTAAGTTCTTTTGGTAAATCACTATCAACTGTAGGTGCAGGGCTTACTGCCAGTATAACAGCACCGGTAATGGCATTAGGTGCTAGCGTAGTAAAAACACAAATGCAATTCGAACAAGCTATGTCAAAAGTTCAAGCATTATCTGGTGCTACTGGAAAAGATTTTCAAATGTTGGAAGATACGGCTAAGAAGTTTGGTGAGTCCACAGTTTTTAGTGCCTCTGAATGCGCAGATGCTTTAGGATATATGGCGTTAAAGGCTAGCGCGGTTATAGAGAAATCTATAGCATAAAAAAGAATGTGAAACGGTGAAAGCTAAATTTATATAAATAGTTTTAGTAGGATGGATAAATAATAGCAAATATGATATAATTATTTTGAGGTGATAAACTTTGAATAAAGTATGTTGTAGTTGCAAAAAGAACAAAGATATTTCTCTTTTTTCTAAAAATAAAAATTCTAAAGATGGTTATAAAAATTATTGCAAAGAATGTGCAAGTATTCAAGGGAAAAAATATAGAGAAAAGCATAGGGAAAAAGTTCTTGAGTCTAAAAAAGAATGGTATAGAAATACTAAAAATAAAAAGGAAGAAAGAACTCAAAAAGAACTAAATAAAAAAAGTAAAGTTTGTAGTAAATGTAAAATAGAAAAAAATATAGATGAATTTTACGAAAGAGCAAACGGTGGTTTCCATGGAGAATGCAAAGCGTGTACTTTAGAAAAACAAAGAGAGTATCACAATGAAAATAGAGATAAAATATTGCTAAGAAAAAAAGAATACAACAGAAAAAACAAAGAAAAAATAGATAATTACAATAAAAAATATTATATTGAAAACAACGATGATATAAAATTAAGGGTTAAAAAATGGAAAAATGACAACCCTGAAAAATATAAAAATCTAAGTGTTAGAATGTCACAGGTAAGAGCAGCAAGAGAAAAAAATGTAATTTCTGATTTTTCTAAAAAAGACTGGGAAGATTGCAAAAACTTCTTTAAAAATGATAATGGAGATTTAGAATGTGCTTATTGTGGTAAAATCTTAAAAAGAGCAACACAAGACCATTTTATACCTTTATCAAAAGGTGGAAACTATACGAAAGATAATATAATACCAGTTTGTATAAGCTGTAATTCAAGTAAATGTGATAAAGATTTTGAAGAATGGTATAAAACTAAAATTTTTTACTCTGAAAAAAGGAAACAAAAAATCTATAATTATTTATATAAACATGCTAACACCGTACCAAGCTTGATGAGAAATCTCAAGAAGGTGTAGAGACTAGATAAAGTAAGCTAAGTAATAGACACTCAAAAGGGTGTCTTTTTATATGCAGAAATATCCACGAGCGCATTCTACCCTAACGTAAAAAGTCGAGGGTAATGATATAGTCCAACTCTAGGTGAAAGCCTAGTTCTAGGATAAAGAGCCTAGACAATGAAAAAAAGTAGCTGGATGGGATGCTCAACAATCTGCAGCGGGTTTACCAGGGGTATTAAATCTAGCGGCAGCATCTGGAATGGATTTAGCACAAGCATCTGATTTGGTGACTAAAAGTAATTGGTCGGTTATGAAGAAATTCATAGCATAAAGCATTAAGGGAAAACGGTAAAGGTTAAGTTATGTGATATCGTAACCTTTGAAAATGCTATATTATTATGATATAATATAACTATATAGTATATTAAGAGGTGATATTATTGGAAAAAATATGTCCAGTTTGTAATAAAAAATTTAAAGGCAAAAAGTCACAAATATGCTGTTCAAGAGAGTGTTCTAATAAAAGAATATATAAAAAAATATCCGTAAAGTGTGAAATTTGCGGGAAAGAATTAGAAAGAACAAAATCAGAAATAAATAGAAACAAACATAACTATTGTTCAGACAAATGTAAAGCTAAAGGAATGAGAATTTTCAATACAGGGGGAAATAACCCTAATTATAAAGGTGCAAACAGTATAATATCATGTAGTTATTGTGGGGAGAAAATAAAAGTTTTAGATTGTAACTTAAAAAATAGTGATGGTTCCATTAAAAAAAATTTTTATTGCAATACTACTTGTAAAAGTTTACATCAAAAACAACTATTAAAAGGAATATCTAATCCAAACTTCAAAGGGAAAACATTTAAGATTAAATGTGAATATTGTGGGAAAGAGTTTAATAGAGCAGAATGGGATATAAAAAATAATATTCATCAATATTGTTCTCAAAAATGTAAAGCTGAACATCAAAAATATATTCTTTTAAAAGAAAATAATCCTAATTATAAACCTGATCTTTCTGAAGAGTACAGAATAGAACATAGAATAATAGAAGGCTATAATACATGGAAAAGAAAAGTATTAGAAAGAGATAATTATACTTGCCAAAAGTGTAATAAAAAGGAACATTTAGCAGCACATCATATAGAAAATTATTCAGAAAAAGAAGAACTTAGAACGGATATAAATAACGGAATAACACTTTGTGTTGAATGTCATAAAGAATTTCATAAGGAATTTGGAAACAAAAATAATAATAAAAAACAAATTGATATATTTTTAAATAATAAACTAATACCGTGATAAATTAAGGAGTTAAAATGCCTTAATCATTGTAGAGCATAGGAACTGAACCTATGCTTTTTCTTATGGAAAAGTATAGAATATAATGTTCCCAAGAGCCCTTAACACGATTATATATAGGATAATCTGAAAACCTAACGTTAAACGAGGGTGAAAATATATGCCAAACTGAACTAGAATTGACTAGTTGATGAAAATGGAGGAAACTCCCAGAGGTGGATGTAGGAATTGACCTACTATTAATAGATAAAAAGCTCCACGTTAATAACAAATGGATTACTTAACAGCATTTGGGTTAGAGGCTGACCAAGCGGGTCGTATGGCAGACGTACTATCTTATGCACAAGCTAACTCGAATACAACAACTGAAATGCTAGGAGAAGCATTTAAGAATTGTGCAGTCAATGCACATAATGCGGGTATGAGTTTGGAAGAAACTACTGCAATACTTAGTAAATTTGCAGATGCTGGTCTAAAGGGTAGTGAAGGTGGTACTGCACTGAATGCGATTATTAGAGATATGACACAAAAGATGAAAAATGGTGCAATACAAATAGGCAATACAAAGGTACAAGTACAAGATGCTAATGGAAACTTTAGAGAAATGACTGATATTATAGCGGATGTAGATAAAGCAACAGAAGGTATGGGAGATGCCCAAAAGACTGCTGCACTAATGACAACATTTACGGCAGACTCTATAAAAGGTATGGGGATTTTATGTAATACAGGCGCAGACAGTATAGAAGAATTCACAAAGAAATTAGAAAATAGCAATGGCACAGCTGAAAAGATGTCTAATATGATGAATCAAAATTTATCAGGAGCTTTAAAAACTTTGAGCAGTGCTTGGGAAGCATTGCAGCTTAGCTTAGGAGACTCTACTGGACCACTCTCATTATTAGTAGGTCTATTAACTAAATTATTACTAGCAATTAAAAATTTACCTGCACCAGTTAAGCAAGTAATAGTAACTTTAGCATTATTAGCAGCAACAATCGGTCCAACATTATTAATCATAGGGAAAATGATACAAGCATGGGTTAAAATGAAAGAAACTATTGGGATACTAAGATCTGGATTTGGTCTACTACGTGGAGTATTGTCAGGTTTACCTTCAGTATTTGGAATAATTCAAGGAGTAGTTAGTACTGTTGGTGGAGCATTAAGTTCCTTATGGGCAGTATTAATGGCTAATCCTATTGTATTGGTCATAGCAGCTATTGCAGCACTTGTAGCTGGATTTATATGGGCATGGAATAATATTGATGGTTTTAAAGAATTTTGGATTAATCTATGGGAGAACATAAAAACTGTGGCCAGTAATGCCTTACAAGGACTACAAAACTTCTTCACTCAAACTGTTCCACAAATGATAAGTAATATAGGAACATGGTTTAGTAATTTACCATCAACTATATGGTATTGGTTATGTTTTGCGGTATCATATGCGGTACTTTGGGTAGCACAAATGGGACAAAAGGCATATGAAGCAGGTTCTAAATTTGTACAAAATGTAATTACATTCATCCAACAATTACCGGGTCGTATATGGACATGGTTAACAACTACTATTAGTAGGGTTGGAAGTTGGGTAGTTCGAATGGCAAGTAGAGCTCAACAAGCTGGTAGTAGATTCTTAAATGGTGTAAGTACATTCATTCAACAATTACCAGGTCGCGTATGGTCATTCCTAGTATCAACAATTTCAAGAGTAATATCTTTTGCCGCAAATTTTGCTCAAAAGGGTAGAGAAGCTGCACAAAGATTCAAAGATAATATTATAAACGGTATTAGTAGTTTACCTGGAAGAATGGTGAGTATAGGAAGTAATATCATACACGGTATTATTACTGGTATTACTAATGCGGCTGGTAATTTATTTAGCACAATGCAAAATATAGCAAGTAGAGCCTTAAATGCTGCAAAAGATGCTTTGGGTATACATTCCCCATCAACAGTATTTAGAGACATGGTAGGGAAAATGATTCCTGCCGGTGTAACTGTCGGTATTGAGGCGAATGCAGGTAAAACTATACAAGCTATTAAGGATTATGCCAAAGACTTAGTAACTACTATAGACACAAATAAATTCTTGGGTAAAGTTAATATGAGTACAGCTGGTATTAATATAAATAGTGAAAACACAGTTGATAGTAATTTACTTTATGCTATAAAAGGTATGGCACAAGCAATGCAAGATAGTAAACAAGAATTCGACTATAAAGAAATGGGAAAAGAATATAAAAAGGCGTTACAAGATACTAATACTCCAATACTTATGGACAAAGTAGTGGTGGGACAAAAGGTGGCTAAGTCAGTACAAGAAACCAATGACTACTACAATGACCAAAAAGAAAGATTTAGAGGCGAGAGAGATTATGTATAATTATTTTAATTTTAATGGCAATCAGATAAATGATTTAGCAATAGTAACTAGTATAGAAAAACCATATATACCAGAGAAGTCTATTGATACTATAAATGTATCTAGTAGAGATGGAGAAATATTTGATGGAGCAAAATATGACTCCATCTCTATTCCTATATCACTTGCAGTAATAGGATCTACTGAGGATGATTATAAAACTCGTGTACAATGTTTACATGATATACTAAATACTAAACAAGAAGTACCAATAAAATTCTGTGAGAATATCACTATATATGGAATGCTGAAAGGTGCACTAAAAGTAAAGAAAAAGAATAGTATGAGTGGGTATGCTGACATTGAACTAATATGTCATACACCATATAGTTATAGTGATAATGTACATGCCTACAATGCTGAGGATGGACAACAGACTGTAGTAGTTGAGAACAATGGTGAATTAGCAACTCTACCATATGTAAGTATAGGCTTTGGAGCAGATGCACATTTTGCACAGGTACAAAATAATAAAACTGGAGAAAAAATATTAGTAGGTGATTATCCACAACTACAATTAAGCACAACAAAGAGTGAACAAACATTAATACTACATGACCCATGTACAAGTGTAGGAACTTTAATTCAGAGCGGAGCTAATATTAATGCAGGTCGTGGCACAGATGGTTCTTTTACTATATCATCTGGAGGTGAAAGTTTTATACTTAGTGAATTAGGTAATAGCTCAGAAAAAATAAAGGGTGCCTGTGCCCGTATCGCATTAAGTAAGAACATAGATGACTTTAAAGTAATGGTGAGAATGCAGTGTAGGTCAAGTGGTAAAAATGGTGATCCAAATAACTTTCTTAGTGAACAAGAAAAAGTAAAAGAAACTGTAGTTTCTGGTACTAAGACTAAATATTACGAAGTAAATGCCAATGGACTTAATTACAGAACCGGACCGGGAACTAATTACACATCTAAGGGGATTATCCCAAAGGGAACAAAATTAACAGAGGTTACTATACAAAATGGATGGGCAAAGATAAAATACAAAACAAAGACATATTATGTATACGCTAAATACCTAACTCAGAAAATAAAAGATAATTCAAAGAGTACTGTGCAAGAATTTACAGTAGCTAATATGTGGCTTACACCAAGTAAAACACTAACAGGAGCTAGTTGTGTTGTATATACAAAGCCTGACCTAGGTAGTAAAGTGGAATGTACTATACCTTATGGTACTGTACTTAGAATAATACAAAGAACGTATACATACACATATACAGATTCTAATAACAGTAAACAAACAGTAAAATTTTATAGAATTTATAAACCTTGGAAAGATAAAAATGGTAAAAATCATTATGGATATATAAATGTAGATAACCTTAAAGGAGCAGCAGGTATGGATACGAGTGTAGATTACACAAATGACCCTGCATACGCAGACCATAAGACAGGAATAGCTGAGGTATATGGCTTCGATATAAATGGTACTCAAATATTTAGATTATATTTAGGTGACATTAACCCATATTTTGAATATAACCAAGCTGAGGTAAGTGTAAGTAAAAAATCCATATTAATCACAAGTAATGATAATCCAAAGGAAAAGACAGACAAAACAGTTGATGCAGACGGTAAAACTGTTACTAATCATTATATGAGTGGTCAGTATGGTAGTTGGAATGATGCCAATGCATATTTTACATTAACACGAAAAAAGACAGGACAATATTATGTATATAGTGCTCAAGTACAAAAGAATGATGATGGGACATTTACACAATCTGTATCAGCTAATAACAAACGTAGTAGCGAATACTCTACCGAACCATTAAGTTACTTAGCAATATATATAGGAACAATGGCCGATAAATTAGAAAATGCTTGCGGAGTTGGTATTAGTGATATAAAAGTATATGAACTTAATCCTGAGAGCGAAGAAATTTCTAATATAAAATACTTTAAAGCAGGCGATAAAGTGGATTTAGATTTTGAAAATGGTGATTGTTATGTTAATAATGAATTAAGAAATGATTTAGTAGATATTGGTAGTTCATACTTTAGGGTCAATGAAGGTGAAACAACATTACAGGTAGTCAGTGATGATACATCTGCAAGTCTAGGCGTATTAATAAGAGAAAAATGGTTAGGAGTAGTAGATGAGGATAGAAGTACTCCTCCAGAGAATTTAAATTTAACTAGTGAGTAAGGAGGTATATGTATGAATAAAAACTTATATATTTTAGACAACACGAAAAAACTGATAAAAATTATAAATACCATAAACACAATTAGTATAAAAGTATACGATGATACATATACCAGTGAACTTTTAACGGGGGCAGAAACTTACACTGCCTCTTTTAAAGTAAGTTATCAAGACCAACCAATATTTTTAGAAGGTAATTACATTGGATTTTATTGGCAAGATAATTTCAAATTGATGCAAATTAAGAAAACAACTAGTATTGAACATATAGACGACGTAACTATTACAGTTTATGCGGAGTTTATAGGAATTGAATTATATAATAGCTATGTAGAAAAATTTGTGGCAGATGGGAACGCTACAAAACTACTAGAAACAATATTGATGGACACTAATTACAAAGTAGGATATGTAAGTCCTTCATTAGATGAGGAAGCCTTTAGGGTAGAGACTACAGAAGTTACTAGTGTATATTCAGTTATACAAAATGCTACTTCAATATTATACGAATGTGAATGGCAATTTAGAACAGTTCCAGTAGATATAAAAAGAGGTAAATTTAATTTTTATGTAGACTGTTTTGCAAGTGGAGAGCGTGGCACTAAAAGATATAAACGTTTTGAAAGTGATAGAAATAGTTATGGCATGAAACGTACTGGAGATATTACAAACTTTTGCAGTGGTATTATACCAATAGGAAAAAATGGACTTACTATTAGTAATGTAAAATGGGAAAAAGAACAAGGAGATCCAACGGATAAACCCCTTGGTCAGAACTACATTTTCGATGAGAAAGCACATGAAATGCTTAATAATGGTGGCAAATACGTATTAATGAAATACAAAAGTGATGCTGATGATATATACACATTAATACACGAAGGGTATGTCAAATTAAAGGAATTAAACAAGACTAAATTTAGTTATGAAATTCCTATATATATGAATGAAAGAGATTATGAGGAGATTGATGTCGGTGATACTAACTATGTTGTGAGTAGAAAATTCAACCCACCAATTCAATTAGAGGCACGTATTACAAAGTTTGAAATTAGTTTTACAGATAGAACTAAGAACAGTGTAACACTAGGTAACTACAAGGAAATACGTAGCAAAATGAAATCTTTAAATAAAGATGACATAGTTAATGATGTTGTAGACATTATAAAGAAACATGGTAAATTAACCGCTAGTGATTTACTTGCTATTAGAAATTATCTAAACCAACTAGGTATTGATAAAAAATTAATAGACAAACTTATTAAGCAATATACAGATAAAGTAGTACCTGACCCAGTAAAACCTGGAGATGATACAGACAAAATAAGTGAAGATACAGAGGATTATAGAAGTATTAACATAAAGAAAATAGATAATGGACTATGGATAGGAGATAGTAGAATACATGACTGTATAAAATATAAATGTGGTGAGATAAAAGGTAAAACTCCTACTACACAACCACAACCTGATAAAAAAGAAGATAGCAGTAAAACTGCAAAACAGTACAAAGCAGCCGTAGATTATTATGCTAAATTTGATTTAGGTAAATGGAGTGATAAGTATAGTGATTTAAAAAATCTAAGAAGCAAATCCAATACATGGAAAATATATGTTATGGTAGAACATTATAGTAAAAAATTTGGACTTGACCCACAACTAGTTTATGCAATAATATATGCAGAATCCAGTGGTAATCCATATGACGCTACTAAATCAAGTGCTGGTGGATATGGACTTATGCAATGTGAAAGAGCTGCATATTTTAATAAAAAGCAAACTATAGAATTTAAGGATGGCAGTAAAGACTACTTTACCCCAAGCTATAGTAATATGAAACCTAAAAGTTGTGGTACACGTACTATTAACGGTATAAAAGTGGATAAGGGTGTAGCTAATCAAGTAATGTTTGGTTGTAACGAACTTAGAAAATCCCTAAAACGTTTTAAATGGAATATATTCGCAGCATTAGTTGGTTATAACTTTGGTTTATATGGATGTGATTTATTAATATGTAGATATGTTGCAATGAAAAATGGTTTATCATGGGTTAATAAATATGGATATACAGTACAAAGTTCAAAAGTACAATCTTTATACTTCAAAGAATTGGAGAAAGGTACTGCCGCATGGGCTGGTGGTAGAGAATGGTATGTATCTACAAAACACGCGGGTACTGCAAAAAATATAGAATACTATTTAAGATGGTATAAGGTAATAGACGGACAATTACCATATTGTATTGACGAAAAAGGTAAAAAAAGAGGCTATGGAGCAATAAAACCAGGTACAACAAATAAAAGTGCAGAAGCTACTGCCGTATCTACAGAGGATTCAACAACTAGAGCAGCAAGTGTTAAAAATGCTCCTACATGGAAAATAGATGGTAACACTACAACTAAAAAGGGCGTTGCTGAGAACGTACGTAAAAAAATAGTAAATAAAGCTAGGGAAATTTGTGACCTACATCAAAAATATAAAAAAGCTACTTATTATGGTGGAGCATGTATTTACGATGACAGTAAAAGATTTAGAGTAAGTGGTACTATACACGGTATTAAAAACCCATACTGCTACGTATGTAGTTCTCTTAGTAGTTGTGCTTACTTATATGCAGGACTTAGAAGTGTAACTGCAAAATACGGTGGAGCTAACTGTGCTTATGGTTCTCTAGTAAGATATGCCACAAAATATAGTGGATATACATTAAAGAAATTAACAAGTAAAACAATTGATGAATTATTACCTGGAGACTTAATTATGTTAAGTAATGCCACAGTGCCTTCAAATGTGACTGTTGCCTGGGCATCAAAATCAGGTGGAGATAGTAAGTATGCCAAAGCCGGTACTCACCACGTAGTTGTGTATTGTGGAAAAGTTAAGGGTAAACGTATGATAGCACACGCCAGCGGTGGACATAAGTGGCCGAGAGCTATTAGATATGAAGATATGAGTATTACATATAGTTCACGTGGCAGTATGACACACTGGTATACACACGGCATAATACTTAGACCTTGGGATTTAGCAAGGGCGGACAAAGAAGCTAAAGTTAAAAACCAATCCGCTACAAAACCAACACCACCAAAAGACATAGTAGACGACGATGACGGTACAACTTATGAAGTTACATTTAAAGGACTTAACAGTGCAGCTCCTAAAGACTTTGTAGAGGGTGGCAAACTTATTACTGATATTACAGTAAATGGAGTTACCGACAAAACACCATATCCTAAAACTGTAAGCCATGTTATGTTGGCGTTTGGGGTTCCTGCACTAGGTGACAATGTGGATAATGTTGTGGAGGACTATCAATCACTAATAAAAGCCTTACTAAAGAAATACCCTAAAAAACCTATATTTGTATGTGAAGAAGCTCGTTTAAGAAGTTCACAGTCCGGCAACTACAAACAAATGAACGAGGCAATAGACTCACTTAATAATATGATGTTAGACTACTGCAATAAAACAAGATACGTAATATTCCTTAGAAAACCAAAAGATATGTGTGATGCCACTGATAAATATTACTGGCTAAGTAGCTTAACTACTGACGGGTATAGAATGAAGGACAAAGCAAGTACACAAACATACTATAAGGAATATAAAAAGAAAATATTATACTTTGGTGATGGAGCAGAATGGGAAAGCGACAGTGCCACAAGTAATAAAATGTTAGACAGTCAAAGAGTGTACACTTATAATAAACCACTAAAGAAATTACAATTTAGGGTACCAGCAACTTCATCAACAAACTATAATGATAGTTACTATGCACGTATTGTTTTTACTGCTGCAAAAGATTTTAAACTTATACAACCGGATACAGTGTATCTAGAAGGAGTGGACTGTAAGAATGGTGTATTAATACCAAAAGCAAACACCACTTATATTGTATCAGTTTATTATAACCCGGATACTACAATCAGTGATAAGGCATATTTGGGAAGTGTTGGTGCTAAGAAAAAAGGTAGTAATTATGCACAACCACAATTTAAATATTCTAAAGACCTAGTTAAAATAGCTGATAGTTATTATAAAAATAATAGTAAGTTTAGTTATAATAATACAACTGCGTGTGACTTCGAAAATCCAGCCGAAAATATTAGTAAATGGAAAGTAAATGGTAAGTATCAAATAGATGATAGTTGTTTCCTTAATTATGTATTAACAGGTTGGACTTATGATAAATCACCATATGGCAATGAAAAGAAAACTGATAATAATAGAAATAATAGTGTTAGTTGGGCAATACCATCCACTAGAAATGAAGCTAATATAGGTAAATACTTTGTACAAAAGAATTGGGTTGTAGATGTAGCTGACTTACAAACTTTTAAGAATTTAGCTGTTGGAGATATTATATTCATGGACGCTGACAGTAAAAATAATGGTGAATTTATGGCAATATCACATACTGCTATAGTAGTAGAAAAAGACAAAGACGGGGACTATGTAGCACTTGAATGTACTAATGGATTATCAAGTGGCGTATTTAGGAAAGTGAAAGTAAAAAACCTTGCGAGTAAAAATATATTATTTGTAGGCAGATTTATGATAGGATAGGAGGTGAATATATGATAGGTGATGGACAAGAGCGTGTAGACAGACCCGTATATGATGATGATGGTGAGATAATTATATGGCCAACAGAGGACGAGGAAATGGAGGAATTTGCAGAGGAAGCGGAAGTAGCCACAGTAGCTACTTCCGATGATACTACAGAAGATGACACATACTATGAAGTACCTGACACTGTAGAAGATGACCAGGATAGAATTGATGTACAAGTGGAGAGTATCGAAGATGAAGAATGTGAAGATTCCAAAATAGGTGATATTCAACAGGCCAGTGAAAGTTATGACGAGGCTATGGATAGAATTGTTAGTATATTAACTCAAGCCTTAAGTACTGAGGAAATGACAGAGGAAATGAGTGCAGAACTTCAAGATGCAACTAACGACATGGAAACTGCAAAACAAACAATAACAGATTTATGTGGTGACCCTGATACTAAAGTATTACAAACTGACCCTGATACTAAAATTCCACAAAACCTACAAGAACTGTTGGAAACACTTACAAAAGATGGAAAGGCTCCATGGCTATATATAGATGATGAAGGTAATTTATTATTAGATGGAGAGAGCGTACCTAAATTAAAAGTAGTAGAATTGGAAGCACAAAAGGTAAAAGCTGATTTAGGTGAGTTCAAAGACCTTACAACAAATAATTTTACAGCTGTAAATGCTAAAATTGATAATTTAAATGTCGGAGATTTAAGTGCAGTTAATGCAACTATAAAAAACTTACAATCAGATTTAGCACATATAGGAGTATTAATTGGCAATAGTGCAACTATAAAAGATATACAAAACTTGTTATTAACATCTAAAAATACAACTATTGAGAATGCTCTAATAAAGGACGCTATGATTGATACTGTAAGTGCAAACAAAATTAATACTGGAACAATTAATACTAATAATGTAAGTATTCAGAGTGATGATGGCTCAATGTTATTGCAAGGTAATCTTCAACAATTTAAAGACAAGGCAGGCAATGTACGTATTCAAATAGGAAAAGATGCCAAAGGAGATTTTACATTTACATTATATGGAGCAGACGGAAAAGGTCAACTTATTAATCAGAATGGCATTCAGTCAAGTGATGCTATAAAAGATGGACTAATAGTAAATGCTAAAGTAGCAGACAATGCCAATATTAGTGCAGGTAAACTTGATATAGCAAGTTTATTCAGTACTATGAATGAGAGCGGCTATACTCTTAAATCTAGTAAAATAAAATTTGATGATAAAAATCAAACTTTAGATGTATTATTTAACAGCCTATCTACTAAGGTAGATACTGCCAATGGAGATATGAGTAAATTACAAACACAAGTAACTACTAATACAACTAATATAGGAGTAGCTAATGGAAAAATAGAAACATTAATAGCTGATACTACTATTGAGGAAGATGGTACAACTACTACTCTAAAAAATGCCTTCAATAGTGTAAAAGATACAGTAGATAAACATGAGCAAACTATTAGTTCAATGGGTTCAACTCTTAATAGTGTTTCCATTGAATATTATGTATCAACTAGTGCAGTTGCACTACAAGGGGGTAGTTGGTCAACAACAACTCCACAATGGCAAGAAGGAAAATATATTTGGCAACGTATCAACTATGGTAAGGTAAATGGAACAACAACATATAGCACTCCAGTCTGTATTCAAGGTGCTAAAGGTGAAGATGGTACGGGAGTAAATATACTAGACAAATATCCTTCATTAGAAGCATTAAAACAAGCTCATCCAACAGGAAATCCTGGAGATTGTTATACTGTTAATGGTACTTTATATACTTGGTCAACTAGTAAAAATGACTGGGTAGATTGTGGTAATATTAAAGGTGAAAAAGGTGACCAAGGTATTCAAGGTATACAAGGGCCACAAGGTGAGCAAGGTCCTCAAGGTCCACAAGGAGAACAAGGTGGAAAAGGAGACCCTGGTAACCCAGGTGAAAAAGGTCAATCTTTAGTAAATAGTACACCTCAATGGTATAAATCAACTAGTAGTACAACGCAAACTGGAGGAGAATGGACAGGAACAATGCCAGTTGCTGAGAAGGGATATTGGTATTGGCTAAGATTTAAATTAGACTTTGAAAATCCAACAGAGACTAAATATACTGCACCTACTATGGAGCAAGTATATACGAAAACAACATCACTTGAGCAGTCGTTAGATGGATTTAAACAAACTGTAAGTAATACTTATGCAACTAATGATGATTTAGGAACTATTCGAAATGATGTATCTAGAGTAGAACAAACTGCGAATAAAATTGGATGGTTTATAAGCGGATCCAGTTCAAGTTCAATGACATTAACAGATGAGGCATTAACTGTTATAGCTAAGCAGTTAAAAGTAAGTGGAGATATGATAGTTGACGGGGCTATTGACGGTAAAACCATTACAGGTGCTACTATGGTAGGAGGTACTTTTAGAAATGAAAGTAATACATTCAGTGTTGATAGTGAAGGTAATATAGTTGGTGCTCAAATACAAGGTAGTGAAGTTATTGGAGATAGCTTCTCAGTTGAGGGTGAATTAACTGCTGATACAATCACCGCTAATAAAATAAACAATGCACAATATCCTAGCACATTGGACAACGACATACAGATTGAGATAGATCCTTCAACTGGTAGTGATGATGTTGAATTAGCAGAAGGCGCAGTATATCAAACAATTGCAGGAGTATTAGATGCCTTACCTAAATTCCTAAATGGTAAATGTGTAAGTATATGGATGCGTGGGGATATAACCGAAAATGCAGACTTTCAAAATTATACTAGTGGACAAATAAAATTTTATCTCGACGGACACACATTATACGGATATATTAGAAACTATATGAGTAGTGCGAAATTATGGGTATATGGCGGTTGGCCAGGTACAGAAGAAGGGCAAACCGGTGTTGTCCATCCCGATACAGGCTGTGCAGTAGCCGGTAGAACTGGTAGTATTATATCGCAGGAAAGTAGTTCACTCAATACATACAGCATTAAAGTTTATGGTAGTGATAATAAACACAGTGATGGACAAAGTAGCATTGTGGGTTATATCGGGGATGCCTTTGCCTCAATGTATATTAAAAATACTACATTAGTTAACTGTGAAGTAGGATATAGAGGTAGTGGATGTGCAAGAATACACGATGCAAGTTCGGCTGGTGTATGTAGTCAATATGGATTCCAGACTACTAGCGGTGCTTTCATAACTATAGCAAATGCAGCTCACTGTGGTGGCTTAACTGCAAATACCGCCCAAACTCTACCAGGACAAATTATACAGCACGCAAAAGCAACATTTGCTGGAGGTAGTCAAACCACAGACCCAGGCAAAGCCCCTACTACATCAACTAAAAAGACTATAACAATAAAATCTAACAGTGGTGATACCTATAGAAGTAGTGTATACAACAACTGGAAAAAAGATAATACTGCAAGACAAGGTGATTATGGCTACGGTGATTGTAATGGATGTTGGTTCTTTGGTACTCAATTCAACCAATTCAAGGGCAAAGATATTAGTAAAATTGAACTTACTATTAAGAGAATATCAGGTGGTTCTTATGCAGCAGTCCCAATAGCAGTTAAAACTCATAACTATGCAAGTAGACCAAGTGGAAAACCTTCATATGGCTCAAGTTGTGGTAGTGTAAGTATAGCAGTTGGTGATAGTGGTAAATTAACTATTACAAATAGTACTATATTAAATGCGCTATCAAACGGAACTATAAAAGGATTTGGTATTCAATCTTCTTATAATGCTAGTAGCTATGCCGTATGCTCTGGTAGTGTAACAATGAAGGTAACTTATACAGAATAGGAGGTGATTGAATGGATGCAATAAATATAATAACTGAAATATATAAACAAGAATTGGCACAAGCTAATCATCAAAAAGTACTATTTCAAGCTCAATGTGAAATATATAAGCAACAAATAGATAAACTTAAAAAAGAAAATGAAGAATTAAAATCCACAGATAAAATAGATAAATAAGCAGAGAATTAAAATTAAATTTTTAGTTCTCTTTTTTATTTTGAAAGGAAGGTGTTTGAAATGGCTAATAATGATTACATCACAACCGATTGTAAGTTGACAGTTTCAAAGAATACAGCCAAATTAGATGAAGAAATATTTCTATATAAGCTGTCTCTTATACACATCTGACGCTGCC